TCCAGGTGGATCCAACACACAAATTCAATTTAATAACTCAGCTTCTTTTGGTGGTAATGCAAACTTTACTTTTGATGGAACAAATGTTTTACTTGATGCAGAAGGTGCATTAAGATTAGGGGATAATACTGGAAACGCATATGTTGGATTAAAATCTCCAGCAACAATTACAAGTGACACTGCTTACACTTTAACTTTACCTGTAGCAACAGGAACAGCAGACCAAATTTTAGTAACAAACGGTTCTGGAGTTTTATCTTTTGCAGATAACTCTGGTGGAACATCATGGCAAGCAGTTAAGACTTCTGGATTTACAGCAGTAGCTGGAGAAGGATATTTCTGTAACACAACAGGGGGAGCTTTTCAACTTTTACTACCAGCATCACCAACAATTGGTGATGAAGTTTCTTTTGTAGATTATGCAGGTACTTTTGATTCTAATGCATTAACTGTTGGAAGAAATTCTCAACCCATTCAAGGGGCAGCATCCGACTTAACAGTTTCAATAGAACGAGCAGCAAATACGTTGGTCTATACAGATGGAACTCAAGGTTGGTTACTGAAGACTAAATAATGTCTACTTTGAAAGGGATACAGGGTTTTGGAATTCAAAACCGATCTTCTGATCCAACAACTTTTATTACTGGACAAATTTGGTATAATTCAACAGATCATGCTTTTAGATTAACAGTATCTGGAACTAACGTACCGGATGCTTGGGCTACGGGTGGAAGTATGTCAACTGGAAGAAGATTTTTGGGGGGTACTGGTACACAATCTGCAGGACTTGCTTTTGGTGGAGATACCGGCAACCAAACATCACCAAGAAGTTCAGCACTTACTGAAGAATACAATGGTTCATCTTGGACTAATGGCGGAGCTCTGGGTACGGGAAGATATGGTATAGCATCAGCTATAAATGGTACACAATCTGCAGCACTTGCTTTTGGTGGAGTTCTTCCTGGTAACAACACCAAAAAAACTGAAGAATACGATGGATCATCTTGGACAAATGGTGGAGATTTAAACACTGGTGCATATTATATGGCAGGAGCTGGAACTCAAACAGCAGGACTTGCTTTTGGTGGTCTAACAATTAATGGAGGATCTCCATTTGACTCAAATACTAATACAGAAGAATATAATGGGTCCTCTTGGACAACCGCTAATGTTATGTCAAATAGAAGATACACTTCTGGTGGAGCTGGAACTCAAACAGCAGGTTTAGCTGTTGGTGGAAGAAATCGTGATAATAATACTACATTAACAGCCTGTGAACAATACGATGGAACTAATTGGTCATCTGGAGGGAATTTAGGTAATGCAGCATATAAAGGAGCTGCATTTGGAACTCAAACAGCAGCTGTTGCTTGTAGTGGATTACCAGGTCCTCAAAGTCGTACTGAACTATATGATGGAACCTCTTGGAGATCTTCAACAACAATAAACACCGCTAGAGCTTATTTAGCAGGCGCTGGAAGTCAAACAGCAGGACTTATTTTCGGTGGAGGCCCTCAAACAACTCCAAGTACTGCAACAGAAGAATTTGAAACTGGAAACCCTGCAACAAGAACATTAACAGTAACTTAATTAACGAAGGAGTAAACTATGGCAAAAACACATCAATACTGCGTAGCAGAAAACTGGGGCAAAGGATTCATTGAACATAATGAATCTAGAAAAATTTCATTTTCCGGTTTACCTGGTAATGTTTGGCAAGTACCTGCACATAACAAAGATGCAAATCTTTGGATTAGTAAAGTGCTAGGAGCTGTCAAAACAAAAGACGAAGCGCAAACAATTGTTGACGTTGAGGTCACTGCAGCACAAACTTCATGGGATGCATTATCCGATGAACAAAAAGCTAACAGTACAAGACCCGCTGATATAATATTAGAGGAATAAAAATTTAAATGTCTACGTACAAAGAAATTAACGGAATTAAAGTTCGGAGTTTAAGCTCTGATCCACCATCTCCTTTTGAAGGAGAGGTATGGTATAATAGTAGTTCTAATTCTTTAAAATATCAAGGTGGTGCTATTGCTACAGCTTGGGCTACGGGTGGAACTAAGAGTAACCCAATGTTTAGTGGAGGAACACTTGGTATTCAAACAGCAGCTTTAAGTTTTACTCCTGCTGCATCTCCAGAAGCTATTACAGAAGAATATGATGGTACAGCTTGGACTGGTGGTGGGACTATGGTAGGTGGTGCAAGATATACAGCATCAGGAGCTGGTACACAAACAGCAGGTTTAGTTTTTGGTGGATATAAAGATCCAGGTAGTCCACCTAAATTTGCAACTGAAACAGAATCTTACGATGGTACATCTTGGACAGCTGTAAATGCTTTAAACACTGCAAAATATCAAGCAGGCGGTTGTGGAACACAAACAGCTGCTTTAAATTTTGGTGGTATAGTTACAGGGTTTGGCTCTACAGCAGCAACCGAAGAATATAATGGATCAACTTGGACAACTACTGGAAGTTTAAATACTGCAAGACGAAAAATAGGATCAGCTGGCACACAAACAGCAGGTTTAGGTTTTGGTGGTTATCTTGCAACAGCAAATCCTGATACAGAAGAATATAATGGTTCTTCTTGGACAAGTGGTGGAGATATGAATACAGATAGAAACGGTTTTGGTGGAGGAGCTGGAATACAAACAGCTGCTTTAGGTTTTGGTGGAGGACCAACGGCATCAGCAGCAACAGAAAAATATGATGGTTCATCTTGGTCAAATACAGCAAGCTTAATTACCGCTAGAAATAATACATCAGGTTGTGGAACTCAACCAGCAGCATTTGCTGTAGGCGGGGGTAGTGGGCCTGTCCGATTATCTAGTGAAGAATTTTCAGAGGGTATACCCGCAGGAACAAGAACAGTGGAAGTGAGTTTATAATATTATGACTACATACAGAGAAATAAACGGAATTAATATAAAAATTTTATCTTCGGATCCAGCTAATCCTGCTCAAGGACAAATTTGGTATAACACAACTGATATTGCTTTGAAAGGAGCAGTGTTTAATTCTACAGCAGCTTGGGCTACGGGTGGAAATATGGGAACAGCAAGGTATCAATTCGGAGGCGCTGGAACTCAATCAGCAGGCCTTGCTTTTGGAGGAGCTCCTGGTGCAAAAACTGCTACCGAAGAATACGATGGATCAGCTTGGGCTAATGGTGGAGATTTGAATACGGGAAGAAGATTTTTAACAGGAACTGGGACTCAAACAGCAGGACTTGCTATAGGTGGAACTCCGAATGCTCCAACAGGACATGTTGAAGAATATAATGGTTCTTCTTGGACAACTGTTACAAACATGGGAACAGGAAGAGAAAGATTAGCAGCAGCTGGTCTTCAAACAGCAGCTATAGCTATAGCAGGTTTTGTCGGCACTGCTTCACCTTCAGAACTAAATGTTTCTGAAGAATATGATGGTTCTTCTTGGACTAATGGTGGAACTATGGCTACAGGAAGACGGGCTTTAGGAGGCGCGGGAACTCAAACAGCAGCTATAGGTTTTGGCGGATACGGCCCCGGTACTACTAGATCAGCGCTTACCGAAGAATACGATGGATCATCTTGGACAAATGGTGGAGCTTTAAACGAGGGTAGGTTTGAATTAGCTGGTGCTGGAACTCAATCAGCAGCAGTTGCTTTTGGGGGGAATCAAGACCCACCTACTAATATGAATAATACTGAACTATATGATGGTTCATCTTGGACTAATAGTGTAACTATGAATGAAGGAAGACTAGGTTTAGCAGGAGATGGAACTCCAACAGCTGCTTTAGCTTTTGGCGGACAAAAGCCAGCTGGAGTTTTAACTTCAACAGAAGAATTTTCAGGGATAGGACCTCAAGCGAAGATAATATCAGGTTCTTAAACCTTGAAATATTTTTTAAATAGTTTATACATCTTTTAAACATAAAGGAGATATAGATGACTGCAGAAAAAAGAAATATCCAACCATTAATAGAAAAAGAAGAACAGCATCTTCATAATATTTTGCCTACAGAAGATGTTAAGGCATTTAAAGATATGGTAGGCGAGTTCAGAGATACTTGGACTAAGAAACAAATTTTCAGAACAGAGACAGAAGCTAGAATATCTGTACTTCAAGATATGAAATACCCAACTAAAGCTGCTAAGTATTGGCAGTGTGTTAGAGAACAAAATGTATTTTTAGAAAATCTAATGGCACTATCTTTTGATTATAGAAGAAACGATATTAAGATTAAAAGACTAGAGAAAAAAATTATAGACGAAGAAGATGATCTTAAGAAAGAACTTTGGAAAATTGATCTAGATGAAAAAATATATGGTAAAGCGAATATGGAGCTTACTGCAAGAGACAGGATGAGAGAATTAAAAATGTGGTCTAAACTTAAAAAGGAATTTAATGATGGCTCTTTTAATGATAAAGATGTTAATGAGCATCAATTAAATTCTTACAATAAAATCATGCAAAATAAATCTAAAACTTTAACTCCTGGTTCCTCACAAGCAGAAGTGTTTAATGTCGTAGGTCAATTACAAACTATAGAAAGAATAAAAAAAGATAGAGAATTGGAGCATATTAAAAAAGAATCAATTACTTCAGAGTCAAGTTTTGGAAAAAAACCAGAATAGAAAACTTTTATTTCTAGTAGCACAACCTCGATCTGGTAATACTTTGTTTGCAAGTATTATGAATCAGAATAAAGAGATAGCAGCTACTGCTAATTCTGTGACTTTAGAAATAATGAAAGATCTACATCTATTAAAAAATACAGATGTCTTTCATAACTTCCCCGATCATCGGTCTTTAGATAATGTATTAGATTCTGTTTATGATAATTATTATAAACATTGGCCACAACGAATAATCATTGACCGTGGACCTGTAACAACACCTGCTAATCTTGAATTAATAAACAAGCATTTTAAACATGGTTTTAAATGTATAGTATTACTTAGAGATCTAATGGATGTACTTGCTAGCTATATGCAGTGGTATACAAAAAATCCAGATGCCTTTCCTAATAGACATGGTTATAATACTGATGAAGAAAAATTATTAATGTTAATGAATAAAGATGGAGCTATTGCTAAACAGTTAGAAGCAATTCAAAATTCATACAACTATCCAGGTATGTGTCACTATGTAAAATACGATGATATGGTTACAAATTCTGAACAGGAGTTTAGAAAAATATATGAATTTTTAGATGAACCTTATTTTAATCATAGGTTTGATAATTTAAATCAAATAGAAGTTAATGGTTTATCTTATGATGATAAAGTTGTTGGTAAAAATATGCATAAACTATTTGATGGGCTAGTTAGAAAAGTATACAACCCTTACATAGAAAGAATACCACAAAGCATAAAAGAAAAATATGGACACATTAAATTTTAAAGCAGTATTTTTAGGACAATCAGTTATAAAATACAAAGTTCCTTTAGATATTTTTTATTCAATTAATCATATCTATGAGACTAACTTTCATAATCTAGCACAGGCTAACAAACAACTTGTAGGTAAGATTAAAAAAGAACATTCTGTTTTCTATGATGGAGATGATGAATCAAAAATGAAAAGACATAATTTAATATCTAAAGATATATATAAATGGTTTATGGATGTCTATCATCATTACTTAGATTGGAATAAAATTCGTGGATATAAAACTCATTTAAATTCTGTTTGGGTAAATGAAATGAAAGCCCATGAATACAACCCAGTTCATGTTCATCAAGGTAATTTGTTTACAGGTCTATCTTCTGTGATGATTTTAAAATTACCTACAACTTACGGTATTGAATATTCAGCAGATAATATTCCATTTAATGGAAAACTACAAATAATGGGTAGTTCATCAGGTCAGTTTGCAAATGTAGATTATCAACCTGTTTTAAAAGAAAGAGATTTTTTTATATTCCCTTATGATATGAGACATACAGTTTATCCATTTAATTCAACAAACGAAGTTAGACGTACTCTTGCAGCTAATTGTGACGTAGATTATAACCCTATAAACAACAGAGGAGCAGAATGATACATACAGAACCAAATTGGAAAAGTTATATGGTTGAAACAACCGAACCTATATTTACTCCCGAACAATGTGAAATTATTAGTAAACTAGGAAGATCTATGCCCCCACAAAAGGCACAGGTAGGTGTATCAAAAGGTGGTGGTTATGATACTAAAACTAGAATATCTCACATCAGTTGGATTCCATTTGATAAACCTGATTCAATTCCAATGTATAAAAAATTAGAAAACATGATGCATAAAATTAGTAGAAGACATTTTGGATTTGAAAATATGGCTATTAATGAACAAGCACAATATACGGAGTATCCTGAAGGAGGATTTTATGATTGGCATATGGATTGTGATTTAATTATGAACAAAGAACCTCCTGTTAGAAAAATATCTATGACTCTTGTATTATCTCACGATTCTGAATTTGAAGGTGGTGGATTAGAATTAGGAAAACCAAATAATATTATAAAACCTAAACAAGGACACGCTATATTTTTTGCAAGCTTTATTAATCATAGAGTGGTGCCTATTACTAAAGGACTAAGAAAATCTTTAGTAATGTGGTTCGGGGGAGAACCTTTTAAATGATTCATAGAGAACTTTTTTTTGCAACACCTGTTTATATTAAAGATGTAGGGACACCAGAATATAATAAATATTTAGAAGAACAAATTATAACTTGGTCTAAAAAAGATATAGGTCTTAAAAAAACAAACATGAACGGTTGGCATTCATCAACAGATATGCATTCAAAACCAGAGTATAATCATTTAATAGAAGAGTTACATATTGCACAACAGGAAATATACAAAGATGAGTGTTTAGATTCAGAACCTTTCTTAGGTAATATGTGGGCTAATATAAATTATAAAAATGGATTTAATAGACCCCACATACACCCAAACTCATTATGGTCTGGAGTTTATTACGTTAAGACCCCTGATAAATGTGGACATTTAAAAATAGAAGATACAAGAACAATGTCTTTAATGTGTAGACCTAGAAAAATTAATAATGAAGAACCAAAACATTTATGGAGAGAAGTAAATTTTGAACCAAAAGCTGGAAGACTTATAATGTTTCCATCGTGGGTTAATCATTGTGTTGATCCTAACGAATCGGATGATATAAGAATATCTGTGTCATTTAATTTTTTACAGAAAGGAATGTTTTTATGAGTTTTAAAAATGGTAATAAATACCAAGTAATTAAATCTGCAATTAACTACGAACTTTCTAATTTTATATTCAACTATTTCTTACTTAAAAGAGATGCAGTTAAGTATATGTATGAAAATAACATAATCTATGACACAGGTATGTTGGGTACATGGGCTGATCAACAGATACCAAACACCTATTCTTGTTATGCCGATCCTGTAATGGAGACTTTGTTAGTTAAAGTATTACCAAAAATGCAGGAAGAAACAGGTTTAAATTTAGTACCTACTTATTCTTATGCCAGAGTTTATAAAAAAGGTGATGAATTAAAAAAACACAAAGACAGACCAAGCTGCGAGATATCTACTACTATTAATTTAGGTGGTGATTTATGGCCAATCTTTATAGAAGAAACTAAAGTCTTACTTGAAGTTGGTGATATGTTAGTATATAGTGGTTGTGAATTAGAGCATTGGCGAGAGCCTTTTGACGGAAACATTTGTGGTCAAGTATTTCTACATTATAATCATGTAAACGGCCAATTTGCTGAGAAAAATAAATTTGATGGACGTCCCATGTTGGGTCTACCATCATTCTTAAAATAGCAAGTTCTATACTACCACTAACTTTTGTTGTAAAATAAGATTATGCCTTTAACAAATGTACAAATAGCACCGGGATTTAATAAACAAGTAACAGAAACAGGAGCCGAAGGTCAGTGGACTGATGGTGATTTTGTTAGGTTTAGATATGGTTTACCCGAAAAAATAGGAGGCTGGGAACAGCTTACAACAAATACAATAGCTGGTGCTGTAAGAGAGCAACTAGTGTGGGCGGATTTAGATGGAAGACGTTACATTGCTTTAGGTTCTAATAAAGTTTTAGTAATTTATTTTGAAGGTGCTTTCTACGATATTACTCCATTAGATGCTGCAATTACTGGAGCAACTTTTACTACAGTAAATACATCACCAACAATCACCGTTAATAAAATAGCACATAAATTATTTCAAGGAGATTATTTTACTTTTACTTCTGTAACCCCACCAGTTGGTGCTGGTTATAGTACAGCAGATTTTACTACAAATACTTTTCAAGTTGTAAGTGTTCCAAATGCAGATACTTTTACAATTACTATGGCGGCTAATGCTGGTACTACTGTTGCAGCATCTGGCTCAGCTACTATCAATCCTTATATTCGTTTTGGTCCATTGAACCAATCAGCTGGGTTTGGTTGGGGAACATCTGGTTGGGGAGGAGCTTCTGGAATTATTACTATATTAAATGGTTCACTTTCTGATAATACTGCGGGAACGGGAGGTACAGGAACCTCTATAACAGTTGCTTCAACAGCTGGGTTTCCAACAACGGGTACAATTCAAGTTGGTTCAGAAGTTATTTCATATACAGGAATTACAACAACTACTTTTACTGGCATCACAAGAGCTGTTGGAGGTACAAGAGCCGCTCATCTTAGTGGTGCTTCGGTTGAAGCTGTTACAGGTTGGGGTTCATCTTCATTATCATCAAGTGTATCACTAGAACCTGCTTCATGGTCTTTAGATCATTTTGGAGAAACATTAGTAGCAACTATAAAGAATGGACAAACTTTTCAATGGAATCCTATTCATTCAGTCCCATTAGCTTTAAATACGAGAGCAGCTGTAGTATCAAATGCACCAACAAAAGCAGTTATGTCAATAGTATCTGAAAGAGATAGACACTTAATTGTATTAGGAACTGAAACAACTATAGGATCTCCCGCAACACAAGATCCAATGTTTATTAGATTTAGTGATCAAGAAAATTTATCTGACTATACACCAACCTCTATTAATACTGCGGGAACATTTAGATTAGATAGTGGTACTACAATTGTGGGGGCTGCAAAAGCTAAAGATTATATTTTAATAGTAACAGATACCTCTGCTTATGTTATGCAATTTGTTGGACCTCCTTTTACTTTTTCTATTAGACAAGTTGGAAGTAATTGTGGATTGATTGGTCAACACGCAATTAAATATGTTAATGGTAGAGTATGGTGGATGGGCCAAGCAGGAGGTTTTTTTGTATATGATGGTACAGTTAAATCAGTTCCATGTTTAGTAGAAGATTTTGTATTTACCAACAAAGGAAATAACCTAGGATTAAATTATAATAATGGTGAACAAATTTGTTCTGGATTAAATCATTTGTATGAAGAAATTAGTTGGTTCTATCCTAAAAGTGGTTCAATTAATATTGATAGAGTAGTTACTTATAATTATACAGAGAACACTTGGACAACAGGATCTTTACCAAGAACATCTTGGCAGGATTCAACTTTATATTCTAATCCATACGCAACAGAATTTACTGGAACGGGAGTACCAACCTTTCCGACAATACAAGGAATAACAAACATTAATGGAGCTTCAACTTATTATGCTCATGAAATAGGAAACAATGAAGTTGATGGTGCAGGTAATAAAACAGCTATTGAAGCATTTATACAATCTGGAGATTTTGATTTAGGAGAAGGTCAAAATTTTATGAGTATGAGAAGATTTATACCTGATTTTAAATTACTTACAGGTAATGCAGAGATTACTATTAATTTAAGAAGATACCCAAATGACGTTTCAACATCCTCGCCTCTCGGACCTTTTT